GTTGAAAGAGTTAAAGGGGCGCTGTCTACGTAGTAAGCGTCTGTAGGATAATACTTTCCTTCTTCGTCTGTTAAAACTACGCCTTGCTCTTCATAAGATTGTTTTGAGGAGTACTCAATACGAAGCACAGCTGTTTTTCCAACAGGACCGCTTACGTAAGCACTTACTGAATAACCTTTTGAAGCAGATATTACTTGCCAATCTGAAACAAGGGCAGCAATATCTGTAGATCTTGTCGTTACCTTAGCTACCGCAGATCCAAATACTTTGGCTGTAGCTGGGGCGGTAAAGCTTTGAACAACGTCCGCATTTAAACCCTGCCACCAACTTGTTCCTGAGTCAAAACTTGGATTTAAAATGTAATTTACAGAGTCTGGAATAAGCTTTACGTCAATAGCTCTGGCGTCTTCATAGGAGTAGCTAGGCAGATATCCTGATCCAGAAAATTCATTGATAGCCTCTCTAAAGTCAAACTTATCAAAAACAAACTTTAAATTGTTTGCAGAAGCAGAGATAGAGATCGTAACGTTTGCATAATAAGCGTTGTTTGGTGCGGTAACCACGTTAGATCTAAGTTCTTGCCAAGAGGTTGTGGTAGTTATAGAAGGACTAGCTGTAGAGGACGATATAGCGTTTCCTAAGCTATTGACCCAATCTATTTTTACAGAGATGTCTCCTGAGTTTGTAAGGTGTCTTACCCAACCTTTAAATATATAGTCTTTACCTTCTACTACTGGAATTAAGTAGTTTGAGACCGGAGTTCCAATTAATTTTAGTTCTCTAACTGCAGAGTTGTTAACAACGGTTACAACGCCACAGCCGACTTCTCTCATAGGCCACTCAGTATTTATCATAGGCGTGGTTGGAGGAGTTAAGGTAACTGAAAGATCAGCTAAAGAAGTTAAATACTTTTGATGGGTAATTGTAGCGTTTGTATTTGCAAACCCCCAACGACCAACTCCCTCTTCAAAAGAAGAGTCGTTATAGTCTAAAAATAAATTTTTACCTATGTTTACTGTACAGCCCCAGTGCGATAACGCAGTGACATACGTAGATATGCCCAGCGGGGTTCCTTTTAAGCTGTTAATTGTATTTCCTGTTTTATATATAGACCTGTGATAGGTGTCGCCTAAAGAAGGCTCGTATAGAAAACCTAGCTCAGTTACTTTATTCTTTAATAATTTTGATGGAATTTTAGCTGGGTTGGTGGCTTCACCTAGTAAAACAGCATCGGTTTTGAGCTTATCGTATGCAAAACCATATGCGTCTATTGTTTGTGCTAAGAGGCCGTCTTCAACTTCACCAAGTAGCTCTCCTGTACCAAAAGACTCGTTTAACCAGGCTGCAGGCAACCAATTTTTAAACTTACTCTGCATATCACTTTGTTCAACAACGTTTACGCTTGTACTACCACAGTTTATCCACCTACTGTTCTCGTAGGACAAAATTTGATTAGACTCATTTACTTCTGCCGTAAATACCCACAAAACATACGTCACTTCTTGGTTTGTTAAAAGAGAGTCACTATCGTCTATATAAGTTAATCTAAAGTCTCCAGGAAGTACTCCTGAGTCTAAAATATCTCCTACGTAAGGATTATCAGGCACTCCAGAGTAACTTCTTACTAGTCTCCATCTAACTGGAACATATGGGATATCTTCAGGGTCGCTAATAATAGACTGCCAAGTTAATGAAACAACCTTGTAGTCGTACGCCCAACCAAAAATATTAGAGGAGTAGTAAAGTCGGTTGCCTTCTAGTTCACCGTACTTGGGTATGCCATAAACACCAAAACCATATTTAGCCATGTGTATTGTCCTTGTGGTTGCTTACATTCCTGCAAGTAAAAATGGATTAAACGGGTTTCCTTGAGCGATTGTATTTGCTGTTTGAGCAGTGTCATTTAGCGTAACATAATCAGGGCTTCCTACATACAAAACGTTAGACGTATTTACTTTAGGAATTCCGTCAAAGTTTACGTTGAACCTTAATTGAGCAGCAGCATTTTTAGTCTCTAAAAGGTTTGTAGATCCAGCAGTAGTTTGTAGAGAGAGGCCTACTGTGCCGGAAGCCGGTTGGATAGAGTCTCCGGTTTTTCTAAAATAAGGTGCTCCGGTTACTCCGTTTACTAAACCAGTTTCAATATTAGCTAGTCTTGAAGTAAGGTTAGTCCAGGAGGTAGTTTGGGTAAATGTACCTGTGTATGTAGAAACTAGTACCTGACTACCCACAGTGAGGGCAATAGCTCTTACCTCATCTTGAAGAATGTTTACGTGGTCAGCAAAAACCGTGTCTACTAAGTCAACTTTATTAGTAAACGTTCTTACGGAAGCGGGGTACTGTGCTGGCATTTTATGGCCTATCTGTTGGGTTTATAGTATTTTCTAACAGTTTACTGAGGTTGTCATGACAAACCGCCGGTTACAACAATAATTAAATTGGCAGTTGGGAGAGTTGCAAGGCTTCCTGCAGGTAGCGTAACCCCAGGGTTTGCTACAGACGAAGTATTGTCTGTATTAAACTTACTTGCTGATACAGACACTACTCCTTCTACTCCTTGCGCTTTTGCAAGAAGAGCTGAAAAAGAGATTGTCTGTCCAAAATCAACGCCTTCATAAGAGAATAACCCTCCAGGATTAATAAACGCAGCTCTAATTTTTCTGGCTACATCTGAATTTTTATATGAAGGGGTTGCGGTTACTGCAAGAGTTACGTAGAAAGGTACGTACGTAGGTGGAATAACCGACAGAGAAGTTCCTGCTGGAATTTTAGGAGTTAAGTAATCTCTTACTTCTTGGGCAAGATTGTTCCAGGTAGACGTTGGTAAACCCCCGATGTTTCCCGGAGTAACTGATCCATCATTTTGAGTCTGCAAATATAGGTTCACAGACGTGTACACAGAAGATGAGGCTTTTACCCTACCTACTTTAGGCACTAGGCTAGCTAAGTTTTCGTAGTCTGTGAGAGTAACTGCTCGTCTTTGAGATGAGATAGCTTTTTTTATTTTTGATCTTATTTGAGAGTTATCATCCCCATCAGCGCCACCGTAGCTAGCACTAGGATTAGACACTGATAAGAAACCAACTGCTTCTGGAAAAATGTTTCCTGGAATAAAAGTAACTTCTTCTACTGTATCTGGAGCTAAGTTTCCGCTAGCACCTACGCTTGTTTTGTACAAAGCACTAATTACCTGCCCGGCGTTAGGGATAGCACCGTTAATTCCATCTCCAAAAATTATGGAAACTGCGCCTTCTTCACTAACTTCTGTTGTAAATACAGTAGCTCTAGGACCATACTCAAATAGAGAATCAACAAACTCCCACGGAGCAAAAGCTTCTCCTTGACCTACATACACTACAACTGTATTATCTACAATATCGGTGTCAGGCAAAACTATCTCTTGATCAGCGGTTCCTAAAGAAGTTCCCAGGTTAATTGGAAGAGGTTTGTTTGTTGTACTACTGATAAGGTCTGGTCTATCAGTGTTTACAGTTTTTCCTTCTCTAGCTAGTAAAGTTACCGTATCTCCAGCAGCTACTTGAATAGCTCCCTCAATAGTTTCAAAAAATACTTCTGAGTACTCCCCGTATTGAAGAATTGCAATAGCTTGAGTTCCTACCGGAATATCAATAGCGGTGTCGCTTATATTTGTAAACTCTAGCTCTACTTCTGCTGGAGTGGGGCCAGAGAGTCTATATCCGTAAAGCTTTCCAATATTAACGAGGGTTTGTCTACGAGCAGCTGTATCTATAGAAAGCTCGTTTGCAACTCGGTCTATGTAATAGGACATGACATCGCCCATATACGCAAACGACTCTAGCAATACGGTTCCTAGATCGTTGGGGTCGTCTGCGGTCCAGTCTGTGTTTGTACGAACACTTACTAGGTTTGTTAAGTCTGTTATTAAAGACGTGTAGTCTCTAGACGTGTAGTCTATTTGATTAGGAACTTCGTTAGTCATTTGTCATCACCTCGTGGTAGATCCGTCAGGATTTAAAGTAGTGCTGTATACAGTTACTGCTGTAGTAGAAAAATCAGGCAGTACAAGAGACAGGAGCACCTGCACTCTTCCATTGTCGTCAGTAGCCCTAATATCTATATTTTCAACAGTGAGCTCCGGTAACCAAGTTCTCATAGCTGTTCTTATAGCCGTCTCAATAGCTTTTGTTGCGTTGCCTTGAGTTTCAAAAAGAGCGGTGGCTAGGTCTGTACCATAAGTTGCTCGCATAGGTCGTTCACCTACAGAAGTAGACAACAAAGTCAACACCCTATCTTGATATATTTTTTCTTGGCTTGTTGTGGTATTTGCAACGCCAAACGGATCTATGGTAAATGGGAACGTTATAGCTTTCATTTAGGTTCCTGCACTCCTATCCATACTGGTTCGTTAACTAGTCCCGCAACAAACATTACCCACACTCGTTGCCCCTTTTTAGGTAACAATCTGTGCAGGGTGTGCTCTTCTGTCGCCTCTATATCTGTTGCGTCATTCCACTTTTTAGTGGTGTTTGCTACAACTTTGTGAGGATGCTTAAGGGTACCAGCCCCGCTTTTTGCCACCACGGTAAGCGCCGGAACAGTCTCGGTATCGCCTCTAGAATCAGTTACGCTCACGGGGGTAGTCGTTAGGAGCGCTGCAATTTCTGAGGCTAAATGCTCTTTATGATCTGGGTGGTTTGAGTTTACCGTTGTAGGCAACAGGCACCTTGCCCAGTTAGTTGTTTCTTTTCCAGTAACCGTTACAGACAGTTTAATTCTGTTCTTTTTTAAAGGATCGTTTATGTCTACAACCGTGCCCTCGTATAGGCCAAAAAATAAAGGCCTTCCTTGTGGATCCATCATATGTCCTTGTGTCATTTGGCAGCCCACTTAGTAGTTCTTTTTATTTTAGAGAAGTTAGGTGTCTCATTTTTATAGATATCTTTTTCATACACAGTTGGTGTAGGAGCAGCATAGTTTGGTGCGACTGTTCTAGCTGAACTGGCATAGTTAGCCGCAGATTCTATTTTTCCGTTGTTTACTCCAAAAGAGTAGTCCTCTAATACAGAAGGTGTTACATCCAAGGACTGCTCAGAAAATTCGGCAGCAAAATCTCTAATTTCTGGAACAGCAAACTCTTCTGAGGTGTCTCCTACGACATCTGTTCCTAAAACAACTTCTAATTGATACTTTGCATTTCCTGTACCAAATACGTGTTTTGCAGATAACACTGTCCAATACCCAGACATACCTTGTTCTAGTTTATCTAGGTAGATTATTTGACCTACCTTTACTAAATTGTTTCCAGATAGAACAGCCGCAGCTCTGTACTTATACCTGTGAGTTTCGGATCTA